CTTTGGCAAGTTGCACCGAAGGATGAAATACGACATGTTGAAAAACTGCCAAGAACATTTCAATATCCTCCGTTGTGGTTCCATATGTGGTTTACTAAGTATACGAAAACCCAAAATCTTTATTTAATGAATGATTGGACAACCACGCCCTCGCGTGTAGGGATTTCGATCCCTGACGATTGGCCAGAACTGGTTTGGATGATGAAAAAACGAGGTGAAGATATATCCGTCGATTGGGACGTGAAGCAATTTGATTCATCTCAGTTTTCTGACTTTCGTTATTTGTGTAAGGATGTGCGGATGGAAGGGTATCGCCTTAGTCCGATGAATTATACAAAAGACGAGTTAGATCATATCGATAAAGTTTTGGAGCACCTATATTACCATTCTCGTGTGCGTGTTAATTTGATGCCTGATGGCAACATATTCATCACACGTCAAGGCATGGGGTCAGGTGACCCCAATACAAGCATTGATAATAGCATTACACATATTGCTATGTTATGTTTTGTATGGATTTATCTTGGGTTTCAGCCTTGGGATTTTCCTGCCTTTGCTCGCCGTGTTCACGTAGGAGTGTTTGGTGATGATGGTATTGCATCATATAGATCCGATGATTTGGTTGCTGTTTCCTTTTTTTACGGGGTTGGATGCCGCCTGGAAAACGTTGTTTGGAGTGCCTTGCATTACGAACATACATACCAGGTGGTCCGACTTCACTTTTTTGGGGAAGCAGTGTGTTGGTGAGAAGGGTGTGGCCCTTTTTACCCCAATGGTTTCTGACTGGCAACGTCTGGTTGGATCTTTGCTTTATAAACACCCCCGTAAAGGGGATATATTGACCGATTTGCAGCAGTTAACTGCATTTAGGTCTTTGTTGGCGAATTTCCATTATACAGACCAAGTCACAAAGGACCTGGTGTTGCGATTTGATGAAGTTGTGAAACCTGTTGTTCGAAAGCTTCAGGCCGAGCATCCTCATCTTTTCGATCGACCTGACTATGCCTCCTGTGCGGATATTCTTTTATCCGACATTCGTGAACTCGCCCGATATCAAAAGTTCGAAGGGCGAGAAAAGAAGTAGTGGCATAGCCAGAAGATGTTGACTTACAAGCAATTTATCGATGAGCATAAGGAGAAGTATAAAGGACTTTCAAGAGAAGAGAAACGAAAGAGATATGAGGATTATTTATCCTCTACTAAAGCTCAAGTAGTTGCTTCACTACCAAAGGCCGCCAAATTAGATCGAGGCATCACTCGAACTTTGAAGGACTTCTCTAGGGAACAAATGAGGGAAAATAGTTTCAAGTTGAATGACCACCGTGAGTACCGCGGTGTGACTAACGAGAACCATTATCCCACTGAAGTGCGTGATTATCTTCACTGCCTTATTGATCCTGTTAATGCCCCTCCTGCAAAACAGCCCTCCTTGTCAGGTTTGCCCTCAATCCCAGTAAAGATTGAGGTCCCTTTTGTTGTGAAAACAAATAGTCATGGAGCTTTTGGAATTCAAATCCAAGATAACCCTGACCGTTTTTATCGTAATTCCTGGGATCCGTTCAATAATACTGTTCCTGCTGTTACTCAACAATTTTTGGTTGAGAATATTGGTGGGGAGATTTATTATGGAGCTAACCGGTATGGAAATTTTCCTGCCGCGGCTGATATCTCCTGGCAATCTTCCCCTGAAACATCAGCCTTCCGTAAGGTTTTTGCTGGTTTCAGGACGGTAGCCATGTCTTTAAATCTGGACTATTCTGCGGCCCCTCTTAATGCCTCGGGTCGGATTTGCATGGGGTTGTTTAACCCAAGCGTTCCTTTTCCGGAGTTTCAAGGGGCTGCCCCTGCGATTGGTACTGCACAGACCTTTCAGCAATGGGCTGAGTATCAGATGATGGAGACTGGTCCTGCGATAGATGGTGGAGCCGTGCATTGGCGCCCTATGGGTGTGAATGTTACTGAGTTCAAACGAACCATTTCTGTCGATGGAGCTTCATCTCCCTTCTACACGTACTCAGAAGTCGTGCCAGGACAAAGACAACTTGCTTACCTAGGTGATCAAGGAGCTTATGCTGCTACGGTGTATAGGAGTCTTCAAGATAATGTTGGGGATGGTGATTCCCCTTTTATCATTGCTATTGGAGAGGGTTTGCCCGTAAATACTGTTGTTTTCTCTGGTACTATCACGTGGGTGCTTGAGGCCGTTGCTGATGAACGAACAATGAATTTTGTTCAAGGAGCTACTCCCACTAATGTTCGCGACATCAATGCTGTTGCGAAAACTGCGGGGATTTTGGCCAATGTATCACCTACTACAATGTCCACTGGAGACCGTGTTAAAGGGTATTCAAAGAAAGTTGCGAATGCGGCAAAATCTGCTGAAAGCGCTTGGGCTTCAGTTAAGAGTACTGGATCAAAGATTTGGTCCGGTCTCAATACTGCCCTGGACGTTGCTGGCATAATTGCTGCTATGTTCTAGTCAACATTGTGCG